GACTTCTTGCCAGACAATGGCAATGGTGGAGTTATCGTATCAAAAGACGGTACCGACATCTGCGCTGGATATCTTTACTTTACCAATTCTAAAGCAGTATGGGTAGAGTTTGTGGTGTCTAATATTAACTACAAGGACAAGGATAGGAAGCAAGCTATTATGTTCTTAGTTGACACATTGACTGAATATGCGAAACTAAACGGAGCGAAGTACGCTTATGTTTCTTTGAAGAGCCAGCCACTGATCAATAAGTTTATTGAGTGTGGCTTTCAACAGGGCAGCGTTGGTTGTACGGAACTCATAAAAACATTATAAAATGCCGGCAGTAACATCAATCATAGCAGCAGCAGGAGCCGCAGCAAGCGCTGGACAGGCAGTTGCAGCAAACCAAAGAAGAAAGAAAGACGAGACAGCAGCTAAAGAGGCTGCATCGCGTCTTCGTGGTTTAACAGAGACCGACTACTCAGCTGGCCTTCAAGTCCCAACAATGGGGTACAACTTGGCACAGCAGGGTATTCAGCAACAAGCAGCTTCTGGACTACAGGCCTTGCAAGAGACTGGTGCCGCTGGCGTTCTCGGTGGTGTACCATCACTAGTACAGGCTGGAAATCAGGCCAACCAAGAACTATCCGCAGATCTTCAGCAAGCAGAATACAACAGAGACTTGTACCGTTCACAGAACAGACAGGGCATTGAAGGTCGAAGAGTGGAAAGGGATTTTGACATAGGCGCAAGCGAATTACAGGGAGCTCAAATGTCTGCACTTCAAAACAAGCAAATGGTAAACGAGGGAGTCTCTGGTGCGTTCTCTGGACTAACTTCAATGGGAGAGTCTATCGCTACAAACCAAGCGCTATACAAGACAATACCAAAGACAGGCGTTACAATGAACGATGCATTAGCCCCGTTCCAACAGCCATTGAATGCGGAGATGTTGGGTGGTCAAAAGGTTAAAGGTGCGCCACGAGGAACGATGCAGTACGGTAATTCTTCATACGCTCCTGGCTATAGCCCATTTGGACAAGTTTCAAGTTTAACAATCCCACGTAAATAAGATGCCAGAATATATAGGTTATCAAGGAAGGGCCAAGGGGGTCGATTGGGCTGGAATAGCTGACAAGGCTATTACTGGATACAATACGATACAAAAAGATCGTGACGAACAGCGTGCTTCTCTCGAGAAGTCTGCTGACGATTTAGTTGCTGCCTCAAAATTGTACAAGCCTGGTCAGTCAAATGTATTTAACGAAAAGATTTTAGAGGGTGCCGACAGGGCCAGAACATATACACTAGATCTTAAGAAGGAATTGATGGCCGGAAGGATTACACCTACCGAATACAAGTCTCGTGTTGGAAAGATGTCTGGTGACTGGAAGGTAGTGGGTGACTTTGCTAAGTCTTACAACGATATTTTAGCCAAGAACACAGAGTACTTAAACGATCCAAAGGCGTCAGCTCTTGGTGCGTACTTGTTGGAAAAGCAGGCAAGTGTGTCAGACTTGTCTGGCAAGAACTTCGTAGTAGACCAGGGTGGAAGTATAGTTTTGTCTGACCCAAATTCTGGGATGGTAATTGACTTTATGTCTATGCTTAACCCAGAGAATCAAACACCACCAAAGCTTGACGTCATTACCGAGGTCGAGAAATTCACTAAGGGACTTGGAGAAACGTCTAAGTACGTGAATGGGCTATGGACAACATCTCCAATCCTAAAGACCGACAATGAGTATCAAAAAGCAAAGGCCAACTTTACAAAGTCTATGCTACAGAATCCAAGAGGTGCCGCAAGCATCTTGTCTGACTATGTTGGTGGATACGATTTCTACGAGACCGAGCAGCAGAAGAAAGATATTGAAGCTGCAGGAGGAAAGGCCATTCAATTGGTGCTAGGCACAAATGGCATTGCCACTCCAAAGCTAACAGCAGACCAAGAGAAGGAGGCAAGAGCCGTCTTGGATAGATTGGTTGACTCTCGTGTTGACGTCAAAAAAGACAAACCAGAGACTATTAGACCAGCTACGCCAGAAAAGCCAGACGAAGGAATCTTGAAGGTTAACAACAGAAGACAGTCAGTTGAAGATATATTCGCAGATCCAGTTGGTCAATCAGCTCAGTTGTTAGACCAAGAATATAAGCCGGGACAAACAGTTGTTGATGTACAAAAGGTTGTCCCAGAAGGCATGACAAAAGACAAAAAGCCATTGCCTCCAGGGATAAGAATAACTAGGAGGAAAACATCTATCGATAAAGATGGAAAAGTTACAGAAAGCTTTGTGTCTGATGATTTTTTTAATGACGCAGCAAAGCGTGCTATTAATGACGTGTTGAATGTTGAAGAAAATATACCATATTTGAAGGTGTATCCAACAAGAGAGCGAGTTGAAAAAGCAAGAAATACAACAATATCAGGAGGAACAGTTAGATAATAAAATATGACCGATTTAAAGCAATCATTAAGAGATTTTGTTGCAACAGCAAATAGTGGAAAGTACGCTGATGAGAATGTATTAATATCTAAATTCCCAGAATTAAAGGGGTACGACATTGGAGTGTTAAAGGATTTTGTTGCTACCTCTAATAGTGGGAAGTATCAAACAGAGGACGAGTTGTTTTCCAAGTTCCCCGAGTTTGCAGTAAAAAAAAAAGAATTGGTTTCTCCTTCTCAACAAAAAGCTCAACCTACTTCATTGGCTACTGGTGGGGCGATGGAAGGTGGGCCTTCGGAATCTTCTGTTCCTCTTTGGCTTCAAAATCAAGAACAGCCTAAACCAAAGGTAGCAGAGGAAACTTTGCCATTTATGCCGGCCAAGCCTAAGCCCATGTCATTGGGTTCGGCAAGGGTTCCAGAAAAGGGGCCAATATTTGGCGTAGAGAATCCAGAGTTCAAGGAGCCAGAAAAGATAGACAAGACATTGGCTAGGCTTCAGACCTCTTTGGTGGACACGGATGAGGAGCAGGCTACTGAAAAATTAAAGTATCTATTTGGTGATCTAGGCTTTACATTTGATCAAGCCGGCGTTGGATATGATGCCATCACTGTAACGTCTCCAACCGGAAAGCAATTAGACTTGAGTTGGGATACGTTTACAAAGGGAGGTGACGAAGCGGTATTGACCGAGCTGAAGGATTTCATATCAAAAGAAAGCAAGGCTCCGTCGAATGTCGACAGGCTACAAAAATATTACGACGATTCAAACAAGAAGTTCGTAGACCAAAGGGAGATAAACGAAACAATCGCTACTCTATCTAAAAAGTCTGACGACATTAATGGATTCATAAAAAGTTACAGCGTAAAAAGAGATGTTCTTGAAAAAGAAAGTCAGTTATTGTCTGAAACACCAGAGAATCTTAGGGATGCAAACTGGGAGTCTAGGTACAATAATTTCTTAGAAAATGCGGACAAACTTGAAGAGGAAAGACTTTCTGTTGTCGAATACCAAAACAACTTTGAAGTTAACAAGGCCGACATTAACAACGCTGTTGGCAAGTACATGCAGACAGAAGAGAAGATGGGATGGTGGGGTGGTCTTTTACTAAATGAATACCTAGGAGGAAAGGGTGGAGTAGTTTCATCTGCGACAGGTCTTTTTATAGATGGCATTGTAAATATGATGCCAACCGAGTCATTGACTGGGGACTATCCAGCCAGATTTGTAGACGCTGCTAAAAAGCTTGGATACAAGGCTGAGGATTATAAGAAATTAAAAACATCCTTATCTGAAGACCAAATTGAAGAAATCAACGACAAGGTAGACGACGAGTTAAAGAAGCAACTAAAGTATCAGTACGGTACACTAGAAACAGCTCGCGAGGCAAGTGTTAAAACATTTGGATCAGACGAGGTTACAAAGCAATACGAAGAAAAGTTTAAGGAAGGCTTCTTAGGAGGCGCTATTGCCGGGCTTGCCGGTTCATTGCCTTCAATGCTAGGTCCTGCACCCGCTAGGGTTATCAGTATGTACTCAAGCATAACAGACAGCGTTAACGAGGAGATGGAGAAAGATCCTGAGCTAAGCAAGATATCTGAAACAGAGAAGAGCTTAGTTTCAGTTCCTATTGGTATTGTAAGTGCTATACTTGAAGAGTTTGGTTTGAGAAACGTTGTGGCAAATAAGGGTGTTCTTAATAAGTTAGTGATGAGAATGCTTGGTAAGGTTGGACCAAAAACAACTTCAAGGACATTTGCAGAACTTGTTAGAAACGATGTAGAAAGCATGGTTGCAAGAGGATTGCTAACAGTTGGTGGTGGTGCTTTGGCTGAGTTTGAAACAGGTGCACTTCAAGAGGCTTCTGAACAGACCATCAAGGCAATATACAACGAAGTAAAGGGAAAAGATGTATTTAAGAATATAGCTCAAACACCATATGAATTTGTTGGGGACATGCTTTACGCAGGTGCTCAAGAGGCCGTGGGTGGTTTTGTTTTGGGGTCAATACCAGCCGTATCTGCTGCTTACAGAAAGCAGGGCTTTGAGGGCATGTCAGATGTTGACTTTGAAAAGTTCGAGAGAATAGCAAATGATGACAAGATAGAGTCAGCCTTTGTCACTTCATTAAAAACACAGGTCAATTCTGGAGAAATATCTGTTGCTGAGGCAAAAGAAACACTGAATGACTATAGAAAGTCGAGAGGCTTGTATAAACAATTGCCAGAGAGCTTGAATACAGAAAACAAGAAGAAGGCAATGAACTTGTTAAGAGAAAGACAGGGGATTGAACAAGAGATAAGTGGAAAAGACGAGGCTTTAATTAAAACACAAAAAAGTAGGATCCAAGAAATAAATGGATTACTAGAAAATATATCTAAACCAGAAAACAATGCCGTTCAAGAGCAAACAACAAGTGAAGTACCTGTACAGTCAGGAACCGGAAGTGGCGAAAAAGTTCAGAAAGGACAGCCCAAAGCAGAACCTGAAGTCGTTACCGAAGAAGGTGCAGCCAAAGAAGAAGAAGTAAAGCAATACGTTGCAGACCTAGAAGAAACTAAACAGTCTAATCCAGAACAGTACTGGTCTGTTGACTCTGTAACAGAAGAAGCAGCTAAAGAAGGTACCGTAATCACAGATGAAGATGGGGGGATTGTGGTTTCTAAAGATGGCGACATCAAGGGGTTATTCAAAAGGGCTACGTCAAAGGCTAAGGGAGTTGCTCAGAAGTTGCTTCAGAAAGCTGTTGAGGCTGGTGGTGTTAAGTTAGACAACTTCGATAACTATCTTACTCCAGTTTACGAAAAGGCTGGTTTTAGAGTTGTATCTAGACTCCCTTTCAATGAGGAGTACGCTCCAGAAGGATGGAACAAAGAGAAGCACGGAACACCGGATGTCGTAGCAATGGTATACGATCCACAGAATAAACTAGATATTCAAGAACAGAAGTTCGAAGACTACGATGAGGCTATGGCATATCGCGATCAACTCGTGGAGCAATCGAAGTCTGAGTATCCAATGCAAAGCAACTTCGACCAGGCCTTGGCTAATTCAGCTCAAGCGCTTAACGTAGTAGCACCGGGATTAAAGGTGATAGTGGGGGAGAACATTGACGATGTACAGAACCAAATCGTAGAGGCACTAGCGCCATTAGTTGGCGAGAGACAGGCCGTAAAGGCAGCTGAAGAATTTGCCAAAGGCACCAAGGGTCAGACGATCTTTGTTGACGGCAAGCCGTTCGCTGTGGTATTTGACAAGACTACCGCAGATAGCCGCACCGCGGGACACGAGGCATGGGAGGTTATGCTGAACGATGCGTTCGGCAACGACCAAGCCAAGTTCAAGGAGTTTACAGCAGGCATCGACTCTCAACTAAGGGCTCAAGGATTTGGCGATATCGCTGATGCTTTGGACGCATTCGCTAGCCAGAAGGGCTACGAAGCCGTAAAATACTCGGAGTATATGGCTGAGCTTGGAGGTATGTTGGTAGAAGCTGGTTTCGGAAAGGGACCACTAACGGCTCAACAGAAGACATTACTACAGAAGATCGGTGACATCATCAACAAGTTTGCTGAGCTATTCACCGGCAAGAAGCAGTTCTTGGATCAGGCTACTCCAGAGGATATCCTTGGTTTCATGGTGACTATCTCTGAAAAGGTTGCTAAGGGTGAGGACGTGTCAAGCTTCTTTAGAAAAGGAGAAAAGGCAAAGTCAACCGAAGGCGTGACATCTAGAAAGCAGGCAGAGAAAATATTCACAGGAGAAGAAAAGGTACCTACATTTAAGAGCTTACCAGAGATAGCCAATTGGCTCGAGGGTTGGTCTAAGAAGAATAAAATATTTGCAAAAGATATAAAGGATGTATCTGATCAAGAATTTGTAAAGAAGCTTGAGTCTCATACATTAAAAGAGCTAGCGGCTTGGGATGGTGTTCGTGGTCAGGATTATGTAAGCTTTTATGTTGGAGACATCGTAGATCGCCTTAATCCTAAATTGCAAAAATTCGCAGAGGCTAGATACGGAAGGATGTTGACACCAGGTGAGGTAACTCTTTACCACGCTGTCAGCGGATTCGCATCTCCACAGGCAGATCCTATGTTTGACTCTAGCAAGGGTCTTGAGATATTCGACAAGTACATGAATGGTGGAAAGCCAGATGTAAATAAACTATCTGGTTATGCTGACAAGCAAGCTACTATATATGAATTAAACGACAAAGGAAAGAAAGTAGATACAGGTAAATTAAAGTTTGACAAAGAGGGAAATCCTATTTACTCTCAAGTCTCAATGCACTACGCTGTACCTTCTTTGAATAAAATGAAGGCCATGATATCTCATTTTGAAGGAGATGTTGAAAAGGCTATGGAATGGATGACATCTATCCACTCTTACGAAGAGATATCCGAAGTAATGGGTACTCCATTAAAAGGGGCCAAGGCTCTTACTCCTCACGAAAACTTGAGCAAGGAAGACGGTGGATTTGGTATCTTTGGATTTACTGGTGCCAAGTTGGGATCTTATATCCTTAACAGGGTCGGAGAGTACTCTACGGTTACCAAGGACATGTGGTATGCCAGAACAATGGCAAGACTAGTTGGCGAGCCATTGACAAAAGATGGCAAGGCCATGACAGACCCATGGGCAGCTGGCACTGTTGCTGGTGTGAAGAAAAGAAAACTTGCAGATCAGGCTTGGGAATCAGTTGCTAAGAAATTAAATATTAGCCCGTCTGACGTTCAAGAAAGAATGTGGGACTTCGAGAAAAGACTTTATGAAAAAATGGGTGCCATAGAGAAAGCATCTTATGCCTCAGAAGGATTCATGAAGACAGCAAAGAAGCTTGAGCCAGGACTTGACCTAGATACCAAGGTTGTGGAGTCACGCTCACAGAAAGCTTTTGATGAGTCTATAAAGAAAGAAGAAGCAAGTATAAAGCTGAAGTTTGACAAGAACGGTCAATTGTTGGCTCCAAATGGTAAGCCAAGCAATCTCAATGAGGACTTGTCCAGATACACTAGAACAACTGTATTTAAAAACTGGTTTGGTGATTGGGAGAAAGATCCAAAGAACGCTAGTAAGGTTGTTGACGAAAATGGAGAGCCATTGGTTGTTTATCATGGAAGCCCTTACGGAGGCATTAAAACTTTCGATAGAAAAGAGTCTGCAAAAGTATCTTCTGGTTTAAAAGAGTTTGGAACGTACTTCACAACAAACAGGAATGTTGCTAACATCTATGCTTCTGAAGGAAAGATCAGCCAAGAAAAAATAAACGAGATAGACGGGCAAATAAATAAGCTTCAAGAGGCACAAGACAATACTAGGAACAGTAGCGATTACTATAACTTTGAAAAAGAAATAGAAGCTCTTAAAAAGAACAAGTCTCCAAAAGTATACGCTGCGTTTTTGAACTTGAAAAGTATAAAAGACTTCAACGCAGAGCAAAAGTCTTTCCCAGAAGCATGGAGAAATCTGAAAGTTGATGCTGGATATAAGACAGCTACAGACAGAGATGCCATGGACTTCTTGAGAGAGGGCAAGTTTGGTGTTAAAAAGGTTGATGGAATCAAGGCCTCTAACATAGTTGACATTGTTTCTCAAGGCAAAAAAGATGGCGACTTTGTTGGAGACGTGTATCTTGCTTTTGACTCCGCTCCAGACGCAATAAGAGTGGTAGAAACTCCAACTGTAACGTCACGCTCACAGAAGTCTGTTCCACCGGTGGTAGACGAGGTTCTTACCGATGACGGTAAGGGGAACTACCTTTTTGTTCACTACTCTGATGAGAATAGAGACGTGATCAAGCCAATGTCAGGATCTAAGAGCAACTTCACAAGCCGTGAAGAGGTATCTGCGATATCGTCTGTTGGTGGTGTTGCAATGTACTACACAAAGTCCGGCCAGAAAGAGAGCGGTGTTGGGAATGTCCCACACACAGTTCTAGTTCCAAAGGACAAGGTATACTTCTACGGAAGCACAGAAAAAGGAAAAGTATCTCACGATCCAGAAGGATTCGAGGAAGAGGCAAGACGCAGGTTCCAAGAATACAAGAACCGTGGAAACGAGGACAGGCCAACAAAGTATGCGTTTGACGCAAACAACTCTGCAGCTTGGGTGACCAAGGTGGCCGCAGAGAACGGATACGATATGCTTGTTACCAACTGGGGAGGGCCAAAGAGCTACCGTGCACAGACAACCAAGGCATTAAAGCCAGAGGCTGAGTACACTGGTTTCAAGAAGCCAGAGCCCGTGGTATTTGAGGTGGGTGATGAGATTTTTGTAAGTGGAAACTACGCAAACATAACTGAAGTAAACGGAAGCATTGTAAGATATTCTGGAACAAACCAGTACGGCAACGCTGTGAGTGGAGTGTTTGACTTGAACAGGAACAGCAATGCCATCATGATCGAGAAGGCTAAGCCGGTAGTCACCACGCGTGCACAAAGGGTAGATGTTAATGTCATCCCTGGATACGAGAGGTTTCTTGGTGTTATTGAGGGCATGATTGACAAGGGTATCAAAAGTGGTACGTCTTACAACAAAATTACCGCAAACGTAATTGAATACATACAAAGAGACTCTGCTGTTTATGAAAGGGCAGACGATTCTCAGCGTGAGCAGATCATCCGCGACTTCAAGAAGATCAGAGGAGAGAAGTTTAAAGTAGCTCCGTCTGTGGCTAAAATACTAGGCCAGATCGAGGACATCAAAAAGGTAACAGTAAAAGAGAGCACAGCGCTGAAGGATCAGATCAAGTTGGAGGCCAAGGCAGCCAAGGACTCTGCAGCCTTTGTAAAGCAGCTCCGCATGGACATATCTGGTAGGTTGAAGTCTATGGTTGGCCGTGGTATGATGTCTGCTAGACAGGCAACTGCTATTATCTCTCGCTACGACAAGATGAACATCTTGAACCCTGTGATGCGTGACCGTTTTGTTGACTACATGTCTAGGGTATTCCAAAGCGCCGAGTACATGGACAAGATCAAGGAAGCGTCAAAGCTTAGAGCATCTATCAAGAAGGCCATGAAGTCACCAGCAAACCAAGCAGAGATTGCAAAGCTTGCTAAGGACTTTGGAGACATCGATCCGTCTCGTGTAGAAAATATTGACGACTATATCAATAACGCAACACAGATGCTAAACGCAGTGGCCAGAAAGACTGGAGACCCATTGATGCGTAGCCTTGTTAACGCTGCTGACATGGCATCTTATATTGAGACAGAAATCAAGTCACAGACAGAGCAGATCAAAAACGAGCTACTCGATAAGTATAAAGAATTGGTCGATGCTGGCGTATTGTCAAGTGACATGACCATCAACGAAATCAAGAAGGTAATAGCCGCTATCGAGGAGAATGATAACGAGTCTGTAGCCAAGGAAGAGAAGGCGAAGGCCGCTGTCAAGGAAATGATGGCCGAGGTATCTCCATTGATTGTGCAGATCGTTAAGACCGGAGAGGATCCGTTTACAGGTGAGCCTATCGCACTTACGCAGGACGAGAAGAAGTCATTGATTGCATTGACCAAGATGGACACCGACAATCTTTCATTGTCAGAGGCATTGCAGGTGCTTGAGTATGCCAACAACTTTGTTGCAAATGGCATCACCTCTGGTATCGATGGAATGGTAAGCCTTTACCAAGGTGGACTGAATGCCGGAGAGTTAGTTGATGATGGAATCAAGTCTATCCCACTAAGCAAGTACTTCTCTGGGCTAGTTGGAAGAGTATGGGGCGAAGGATTCGCAACACTTCCAATGCTTAACAAGTTGTTATGGGGTAACACAAGGCGTGCTATAATGGTCTCTGAGAAGGCCGGAATCAATGGGGTGTCCAATGGTAAGGCCAAGGCCTTGAAGATGGTTGACAATGCTGTTAAACAGTACGTAAAGCTATTCTCGAAGACCAAGGACTTCTTAGCAAGTGAGAATGTTGTCGAGCGTGGTGTATTTGCATTCATGTCTAGAAACGTGGTCGGCGATGAATTCCAGGCGCAAGACGAGTTTAATAGGCGCAAATCACTCATTAAGGAAACAATCCAGGCGCTATCTGACGTAGACAACAACACTGAATCAGAAATCAAGAAGGGTGAAGTCATCCAAAAGGTGTACGACAAGGTCTTGAAAGATGCCAAGAATATTAATGACGTCAAGAAAAACGTAAGTCAGATCAACCAAGATGCCGTAAACTGGTGGATAAACAAGTGGTCTGAGAACTTCGACCGTATCGACGAGGTATCTAGAAACGTGTACAACACACAGCTGTCTAGGGACATTGACTTTACACCCGATAGGTTCCAACTAAAGGAGGCACCAACAGCTGTAGAGGAAGACTTTGAGTCTGGTTTCTTTGGAAACTTTGAGTACGTTGACACGTCTAAGTCTGGATCACTGAGAAAAAATAACCGTATTTCTAATCTTCCAAAGGACAAGAATGGTATTAAAACCCGTATAGTCAACCTTGACTTTGACGTGAATAACGTTAACGCATTCACGAATGCAATGGTAGACGTAGAGACCGCTAGCTCTGTGATGCAGATGAAGGGTTTTGTGACATCTAAAAACTTCTCAAAGCTTTTCTCAAACAAGGAAGACAAGAATCTTTACAAGAAAAGACTGATCAAGTACGTAAATCGTGCCAAGGGTGGATCTTATGTAGACCAGAACGAGCTATCAAAGATAAATAGAACAATTAATACCATTGCATCATTTGGTGTTGCCAAGGCATTGTTTAGTGTGTCACAGCCATTTAAGCAGTTCTTCCCTCCAATGATAAATACTTTTGTTCAGACAGGTAGGTTTGACTTAAACAAGTTGCTGTACATGGGCGGAATGGGCTTTATCGACAGTTCTGGTTATCCTATTGCTAACCGTGGTGTTGCATCTCAGGGTGAACTTAAGTCTATCAACAGACAGTTGGTAGAGGCTGAGAAGAACTTAGCCATGCGTGGACTAGATGGTGTTGCGGAGTTTAGCAACAAGACTCTTGAAATTACACTTAAGAATCCGGACATTTTTGCTGCACGTGCCTCTTGGATTTCTTTTTACTTGAGCAAGTTGAAGAAGCAGGGTGTAAATATCTCTGGAATAGATTTCAATACTCACGAGCTAAATAAAGATGCGGCTGACTACGCACAGGCGATGGTCGACTCTCAGCAGAACATCAGTGACACCGACATGCAGGGAGAGATCTTCGCTAGCAAGCAGCCAGCTACCGTGTTCTTGAGACGTGCTATCCTTCCGTTGATGACATTTACCTTGAACCAAAAGACTCGTATATGGTCTGATGTAAGAACCCTTTCAAATGACGTGTCGTCAAAAGATGACAAGGTAGAGGCGGCCAAGTCTTTGTCTGGAGCATTGATCGAGTTAGTAGCGTTCCAGGGAATAGTACTTGCGTTCAAGGAGCTTTACAATGTAGTAGCAGCTGCCATCATGGGTGAAGATGAGGACGAAGAGGAAAAGAAGATTAGAAAGATGAGACAGTCTCAATCCACTGCTCAGGCATTCATGAAGGACTTCTTCTTGCCACCGATCCCGGGAATGGACATATTGGCTAGCAAGGGTGTCAATTACCTTCTCGACGAGACAGGCCTATCTGACGAGCTGCCATACAAGTGGTATGGTATCGAGGACGAGGAGCAGAAGTTTAGACTGTACGACAAGATGAACCAAGGTTACTTGGACATGCTTGGAACGCAGGGTATTGCGGCAGAGAAGGCTCTTGAACTAATCGAATACTATGACGCTGCTATCGATGGTGAGTTCACCAAAGAGTACAACGGCAATAAAGTAAAAAAGGCCCTCATGGAAGAGGACCTTGATATAGCTAGAATGAATGCTGTTATTATGACTGCTTATTATGGAGGAATATTGCCATCAGACATGGCCAATATCGTCAACATAATGAACAAGAAGATTCAGAAGAGAGCAGAGCAGGTAGACGAGGACTAGAATAAGTGAGTGATTCTAGCGACCTGACCGTGCTCGGGGTGGTGGAGGAAGCCTTCCACCGCCTTGGGGGAGCCGGTGTAACCATTTCTGTGGTGCCAGCTATCTGTTCCAGACGGTGATCGAAGACTCTCCACGGTGACACCGATGTAGTCCTTGGACGTCTTGTGGTGTACGTGGTGTGTATACACATAGCGATGCTTGGTCTGTGACCATGACAGCGGTGACTCTTGAGCCATAAGCAATGGCAAGTCCTGTGCCTTGGCACCATCTCCATGTGTAGATCCAATCATATTGGTCCCGTACGTGTAATACTTTCTGTGTGCTATAGAGCAGTCGAAGGTAATGTTTTCGCACTTTGAGAACCATGACTGAATCGTGTCGGCCAAAAAGAATCCATTTGTGTAGTCGTGGTTAGACGGGTTGAAGCAGAAGTGCACGTCAGCAACCGTTACCAGCATCTCGAGTATCTCAATGTAAAGCTGCTTGGCGATCAAGAAGTTGTCGTACCACATGCCATCGGTGTCCTGGAACGTACCAGACGTAGTGGTCCTCCTTGGCGTGTCGATGTGCAGGATATCGTTTCCAGCAATAAATAATATCTTATCAATATTGAATCCAGCGGTCTTGTCTAGGATTCCCTTGACGCCCTCTCTGACTCTTTGGACAGCGATCTGGTTATTGTAATCCTCGCCGGTCTCGAAAGAGCTAGCGAGCTTTCCAATGTGAATGTCTGCCGGATCGATCACCAGTAGGTGCCCGTCCTTGCTATGGCTTCTGTGGATGTGCTGATACAAGGGTGCGTAAGACTTCATCTGATCGATGATATCGTCTCTGATCTCCTCGTAAGATGGGGCAGAGTCTCCCTTTACGTTCATAGAGAAGTTCTTTCCCTTGTGCCAGTAATACTTTACCTTGTCAACGGGAACTCCTATTACGTTACACTCTTCAACCAAGGCTCTGTGCTTGGTGATCTGTCTGCATACTTCTTTTCTCACTGTCTCTTCAGACATTGGCAGATTGTACTTGTCCTTTAGGGACTTAGCAATCTGGGTCTTATTGAGTTTGCCTTCGGCAAAAAGCTCAACAGCCTCTTGTTTATATGATTTCATTTGTGTGGGTCGCTTGAATATCCTTTAACAAAGGTATCATAGCCTCAACGATCTTCTTCACTTCCTTGTTTTCCTGGTCCATCATGGCCTCGTAGAGGTCTGTAGACAGGCTGTTCAACTCATCCATAACCGAGTTGACGTAGTTAGATATGTTCTTGTGTTCTGGTTTCATGGTATTTAAAACAATGGGGCCGGAAAATTCCAAACCCCAATGTTACCCAACGAGATATGAACAAGGCAAAGATAATCAGACTATACCCTGAGTTATTAACAAATTGTACGCAAACATTTGCCACTATTTCTATTTACTGGCAATTGTGAGTAATTCTGCCGCATTATAGTTCGTAGCCAAGGAGGGATTTGAACCCTCAGTTCCTAAGTCTATGGATTTCACATATTTCGGAGGCCCGTCTCTGGGGTAGCTCCGCTTCGGATATACGAAACTTGGCTATGAAAAAGCCCCACGAGCAGATCTTACGGTATGCAGGCGGGGACTTTCGGTCTAAGGATTCTATCCAGAGAGTGGTTCGATGCAAATATATGCACAAAGTAGCGAAAAGCAATACCTTGTGCAAAATCCTTATTTGCTATTTTTGTGACTTTTAACCATTATATTGTGCAATTTGTGCTATTTTTGGCACATTTAACCATTATAATGTGCAATTATTGTACAATAATGTCCTTTAAGACACCCAAAACTATGTCAAAATGAGCTTTATATGACCACTTGTTCCGCCAAAACTCGAGTTTTTGTCAAATAATGGCGGGTTATACGGACAATAACCGAGTAATGTCCAGTTTATTTACATAAAAACTGGACTATGAAACCTCGCAGGCCCCGCCAGCGCAAGCAGCTTGGTCCATTAGGTTCGTCTTGTCGCTAATCTCTACAATCTTTGCGACATCCAAAGCGTTAAGATTTGTAACGAGTTGATCGTACTTCTCCTTTGTAATGGTCTCGAATGGAGTCTGAACGTAAGTACCAAGGTCCTCCGGCAAGAAAGACAGTCCGTTGAAGAACTGCTTGTTCTCCCATAACCACTCTCCAACTGCTGGCCACTCGGTCTGACCCATGGTCACAGTAGCGCTCACGTTGTGTGTATTGTCTCCACGCACGTGTCCAGGTGTGATCCAGAACTTGTGGAAGTACTTGACACGCTCTAAGAACTCAATAGCGTTCTCATCATTCCTAGTGATGGCACCAACCGGTGCAGACTGAGGAACAGACACGACAGCTTGCTGCTGTGGCTTGAACACGTCGTCCTCCAACATTTCAGGGTGGTAGATCGACAGGTACGTGTACATCGCCTCATTCTTTCCAATACGCATCCTGCGGACGTAATACTCGTCGTGCCATGCATGGATACCAGACGAAGTCCCCAAGACCAAGGAAGAGGTCCCAGATGGCTTCACGCATGTGATACGAGCTGCCGGATTGATTCCGATCATCTCAGACACAGAGATATTTGCGTATATCGCTTGGTTAACGGCCAGCTGAAGGTTCATCTTCATCACCGGACCGCTAGCGATACCAGTCATCCCGATTCCCAATAATGCCTCACGCTCCGTAGTCTCTTTCCAGATCGGACGCAGGTAATGGAAGTCAGTGTAAGATGCCTGCATGGTTCCAATAACAGATGCCCAGTACACGCGATCGTTCAAGTCGTCCTGGTCCTTGATGTCAGAGGCGTTCACCTCTACCAAGTTACAGAACTGGAATGGGTTCAAAGCAATCTCAGCGCAGGGGTTGGTGCCCATGGTCTCGTTGTCGCTGAAGTAAAATCCGGGCTCTCCAGAATTGCTCAGCTCAATTTTTTTCCATAGACCAAGGAACTCCTCCTTAGATACACTATCACGCTTTAGGATGGCAGAGTTATTTGCACGTGCACGCTGCGGGTTTAGTTCCCACCAGTTGCCGAACTTAGACGTGAGCATCTCCTCGTCGTCAAGATCAAACAATGAAATCATCGCGCTGCGTCTGATACCGCCGCTTAATACCGCATCTGCGATAAAGCACATGATGTCGTGACACTCTACAGATGTAAGCCTTTCTCCGTCAGACTTGCGGTCCAATACTGACTGGATGTGCATCAAGCAGATCTTCAATGGCTCCGGTCCCGGGGCAACACCACCAGACGTGATAAGCCTTTCTCCCTTTGGCCTGATCGCACGGAAGTCGAAGCTAGGCACTGTGGCGCTAAGGCCCAAGTAACCCTTGATCAAAACTTTTACAGCGTCTGCCCAACCCTCGATAGAGTCACCGACCAAGTACCTTCGGGTCTTGGTTCCCTTTGCGATGGCCGGCAACTTCTCAATGTTGAATGACTGCACCGAGTATCCAACGCCAGTCCCGCAAAGAAGCAAGAACATGGTCTCAGAGAACGCACGGTAATCGTCAACCGACAGGTAAGAGCAGTTGAACAAACGGCTGTTGTTTACCTCGATTGGTCTTCCTCCAAACTGAAGCGAGCGCATAGACGGGAGGATCTTCTTGGCATATACCAACTCATAAGCTCTCTCGATCAAGGCGGTAATCTGAGGAAACTTTCTCAAGTGCATTTCCTTGTTGCGTGTAACAAGTTCGGTCCACGTCTCTCTTCTGTTCAACTCAGGTACGAAGCGGGCATACTTAGACCATACTACTAAATCCGACAAAATCTCTTTCTCTAGTTCCATACCTTAAAACGCTTTACCATGCTTGTAACCACGCATTGAGTTGTACTTCATTTTCATTTCTATGTGTTTTTCAAGGTCCACACCAAGACCACCGCATAGGTCGAACAAACGGATAGCTACGTCTGCAATTTCATCTTCAAAAGACGACTTAACGCCTTGCTCAAACGATGTCTTCCAATTGATTGCTTTGAACAAAAACTCCTCGTCTGTCCTGTCTAATTCAAGGTCGTGAGACAATGACTCTACAACATCTTGATCAGCGTAGTCATCTTTTCTTAAGGCTTCAAGGGCCTCTGCCAATTCTGAAACAATGAGCATCAATAACTCAGACTTGTTTCTTTCTCCTTCCCAAAAGCCTTTGCTCTTGGCCATTTCATGTGCTTGTGATATTAGGTTTTTCATAATAGTTCTTTAAATTTTTCAATTGAGTCGCAGACTAAGGCCTCGACTCCTATCTCTTTTAATTCTTTAATCCGATACTCTTGCAGTGGCCGGGCCTTACCTCCCTCTCTCTTGACCTCAACAAAGACAGTTCTCCCTTCCCGATACATGTACAGATCGGGGATCCCTGGTTTATTAGTGCTCAAAAGTTTTAGGACGTACCACCCGTTTTCCTCGGCAAGCTTGATCATCTTTGATTGCAGCTTAGATTCTAACATGGGACTACAAAGATAACAAATCTAAGCAAAAAGACAAGCATTAATATTGTTTTTTAAAACTCCATTAAGCTTCATACTTGCCTGTGAAATTGAAATTTTTCTAACACTTGCAAAATCACCGATGGATTCGTAAACAGTATTTGAAATTAAACACAAAACTTTTTTCTTCAATTTGGCTCTAGTCTTTTCAATAGATTCCATCGTTGGAGTATTTTTGTTGTAGAAAACAGATGTTACATGATGAAGTGCGTTTTCCTTTGGTGTAACCCACTCTAGATTTGTGTAGTTGTTATTTTCCCTATTGTGGTCTATGTGGTTTACGTGTGGCTTTATTAGCGGATTATCGCAAAATGCCTCGGCGACAAGCCTGTGTATATAAAACATTTTTGCAACTCCATTTTTATTTAAAGATACAATCATATACCTTTCTGACTTTACATTTTTTAAATACTTTTTTCTTTTCAAACCATACACTAAGCCATCGTCTGATATTGTGTATAATCCTTCGTAACCTTTGATTTCTTTTTCCATTATTTTATCATCTTTTTAAAGTGTGAAATAGTAAAGTTCTTTTTTCCTTGAACAACCTTATAAATTTTCTCCTCGATACCACCCTCAGCAAAGACCCAGTACACGTTATTCTCTAGCCTGTCCATCGTAGTTAGGCGATCCCGGCTCTGCCAATAAGACGTGGCCGAGAAGTCAATGTTGTAGTAGACCAAGTAGTCGGCCTGCATCAAAGAGATTCCCTCACGCCCCGTAACAATTTGTATAGCAAAGTTGTTACACTCACCTGCATGAAATTTTCCTAAATCGGTGGTCATATCTTCTTGAAAGACAGACAACAAGCTTTCTAGCTCTGCCTGGAACTTGTAGAATACCGCTATGCGTTTTCCTGCAAAGTGCTCCTTGATAAACTCAGACTTGGTGTTGTCAAAGACTAGCCTGTTCCCTGACTCTAGGATGACAGTTCCGCTGTAGATCTGGTGCAGCTTCTGCATCAGCTTTACCGGCGTGTCCGCAAGTATCACGTCGCTCTTGCCCTCGAAGACCAGGTCCTTCTTCAGCTTGTCTGCGATCTTGTAGGTGGTCTCGCTCATCTTGACCATGAGGACGTGCTCGTTTACCTTGGATGTAAATCCGGCCTCGTCCTGCGTGTAGCTGATCATGTAAGGCTGTACCGCCGGCATGATGCTCTCCTTGATGCCGTTCGAGTAGTCGTGGACCCTGAATCCGTTGATCATCCGCTCCCAGATCTTCACGTAGATGTGAGCCCACTTGTAGAAGGTCGGCTCGCAGAACGGAGACCTTGACCCGAGTACCCACATCTGATGGTACATCTGTGAGTATGACTCCGGTGACGGCGTTCCAGAAAGGAAGATGACATATGGATTGTGCTTGTGCACCAGGTCCCGTGCCACCTTGGCCCTGTTGCTTGGCTTGGGAAATGCTCCCATGCTGTGAGCCTCGTCGAACACAATGGCGTCTATCTTTTCAATGTCGACCTTGTGCAGGCTCTCGTAGTTGATAAACGTGCAATTATAGCTAGGGGCCAGAGCCTTGTAGTCCTTCTGGATTCCGGATATCGCCTTCTTCTTGGTGACAAATACCATTTCGTTGACGTCACCAACATGGTCAAGAGCAGACAAGGCCGTCAAGGTCTTGCCTGTTCTAACTTCCATGGAAAGATATGCAAAACGAGGGGCTCCCCCCAATAATTTGCAAGTTTTTTCCACTATAGCCTGCTGATATGGTCTTAATGTGATATTTTTTTCCATTAGAATTCAAATTCAGATTGCTCCGGCTCCTTCTTTACAAACTTGATCCATCGTCCAGAACCATCACGTCCCTGCTCTACGGTCTCTCCGGTGTAGAACATACCGAACGACTCAAGCCACTTGTAGAACTTGTTCAACGATATCGATGTCTTTCCTCTCTGACCAAAGTCAGGGTTGTCCAACACGAAGTCCTTGTACACGTCCTCCTTGTAGATCTTAGAGTTTGTTCTGAGGTACCTGTTCTCGCTGTCTGTCATCCACTCCCAGAAGCTGTGGTCCGTCTCTGCGATAAACTTACGTGTCTTCAGGTTCTTGAAGTCAGACTTGATGAATCCAAAGCACAGGTAGTTCTTTAGGTTGTTGACCATGTAGTTGTCAAACTTACACCAGTCGTCATCATTCCAGTCCTCGAACAGCAACCGGCCAAACTCTACGTGTGGCGTGAAGTCCTTGTTGTAGTACTGCTTGAACTCCAGCTCCCACTTGCGTCTCTCGAATGAGTTACCCTTTCCCTTGATTGCGTAGTTGGTCGTGATAACAACCTTCGGCGACTTGTGGAACGGGATCTTGATGGCGTCCTTGTTCTTCTTCTCAAGAGTGATACCCTCGGTAACGATAGAGAATAACCTCTCGAAGTCAAAGTTCCTTCTCACGTCATCGAACACGATGATCTGTGTATCGGTTGACACGGTCTGGTAAGCGAAGCTCCTCTCGAAGTTGAAACTCTTTCCATCGATCACCGATGACTTCTTCATCCTAGAGATGGCGTTCATGAATAGCCCCTTACCGGTTCCACCCTCTGGGTTGTCGGTGATGACCTCGTCATTGATGATAACCGCGGGGCAGTACCCGTGGTTCTTGTAGCTGTGCAGCAAGAAACCAACTGTACTCTCTACCGATCTGACACGGTCCCTCTCTCCTCCAGATATGTTTGAGATGAATGTCTTGAAGTCGCAGTCATGCGAGTCGCATATCTCAAAGTCCCTGTCAATTACCTGGTCCTTCCACACGTAACCACCAAGGTCGATGTAGTCGATCATAACGATCTCGTTGCAGTTGGCCTTGACGGCGCAGTTCCTGTAGTACAGGTATGCATCGTCCTTGTCGTCCTCTACAAAGTACACGTCGACAGGAGACAGCAGAGACAGGAAGTCTTCCTTGAAGTATCTGGTCTTGTCTGCAAAGTGGTTGTAGATGGACAGGTCCTCCATCTTGAATAGATACTCTAGAACAAAGTCCTTGATCTCATCTTCAGATGCATTAGAAATAAGGTTATTCGTAACCTTAACAAAAATATAATTTTTTGTGCCCTCCGGCGAATACTTAAAGTAACCATTGTCTTCTAGAAATTCTTTTAATAAATAATGTACAACACTGACCGCACCCTTCGATGACTTGGTCCAAAACTCTTTGCTTGATGAGTCCTCCTCTATCTTTACCATTACGGCGTCAGATACACCGTCACTCAGCCCGGAATCTCTAAGCTGTTGACGGATCTCCTTTTTTGGCACGCCCTTCTTGATCTGCCTTCTCACGCTGTCGATCGCGTCCCGGTCCTCGAAGAACTTGGTATTGAAGTTCTGCTCCTTGCGGTAAGCGCTGTCGATTGTGGTCTTGATCTCAGATAATGGGAAGTCATCGTGTGCAAACTCTCCGAGCACGTAGCTCGCTAGCTCCTTGTTGACACCAAAGTCATTGAATGCGGCAGCTAGGATGTACACGTTGGCGTTTCTCTCGCCTACCACGATCCCGTACTGTCGCTCCCACCAAAGGCGTAGCCTGCGTACAATTTCGTTCTGGTCCGTAAGAGTGATGGTGCGCTCGTTGTCGGGCCTCTTGATCTGCTCGAACTCTTCCTCCGATACCTTGTCCCACTCCTTTGACTCTGGGTTATGGAATATCAATGGGTCGTAAGACTCGTAACAGACACGGGAGATGTTCTTCGATGTCTTGTCAAACTGCTCGCAGTTGTAGTACTTCTCGAGTGACTTGAAGTATGACTTGTGCTTGTCCTCGTCTGCCGGTATCTTGACCAGCAACTTGAGCCCATCGCCAGATGGCGATATGAACACTGACAGGGTGTACTTGTCCTTGGTGAACTCCTCCTTCTTGGCAAGCATGTCTGCCTTCTTTGAGAAGCCATCGAAGTCGAGGCAGATCACGCCAGAGTGAGAGACCAGTGCAGAGTCTTCCCTGCGTGTGAACTCACCAGAGAAGCAGATAGCCGGTAGCTCCTTCTTTATCTGGTTTCGTTTCTCCTTGTCCTTCTCCTCTCTGATCCGCTTGACGATGTCCTTGGACTTGCCCTCCTTGATCCTGTGAATGATGTAGTCGACCGACCTGTAGAATGGCGCCGACGTGTCCTTGATGCTCTTGAATATTGTTATGTTTCCCATTGGATTTGATTTGTTCATTTGTATGCGGAACCATTTATCATGTCTTGCAACACGTCCATGATGTCCTGCTGTGTCTGGCCCCAGTACATAGTGCACTTGCCATCTATGATCGGGGACTCGGTAAAGTATGACTGATACTCATCCGCCGGGTCCGTGAACCTGTGGCATGTCTCCTTCATGGGACATCCCTCTCCCCTGCATTTAGTTATGTCGCTCATAAATTATCGATCTCTTGTCTTACTCTGTGAAGGTACTCATACATTTCGTCGGCTTGCTTTCCAGTGAACGTGAATGCCACGCCGAGCATGCTCTGAATTTCTTTGGTTGCGAACAGCTTTGCGGTAGGCCACTCAATACGTGAGTCGTCGCTAATCTTAAAGCTCCTGTTCTTCATGTAATACTCGACCATCTCCTTGGCCTTGATTTTTGCTTCTATCATAAATTTAATTGCTTCTTGTATTGTGTCAAACTCTCTTACCCTCTCCATGTTCACGTAAACTCTTATTTTCCTCTTGTCATTTACTGTCGCTCTTACGATTTGAGTGTTCGAAGGTATGGTTTTTGTGTCGATTTTTTGCATTTTGTGTCGATTTTTTGGGGTTTGTGTCGACTTAGTGTCGATTTTAAAATGAACCGACACAACCAAACTCATTGAATTTCTTCTACTTAGCTATTTTGTGTCGATTTTTACTATACTTATTAGTAATTTAAAAAAAATATATATAGAATACAATTTTATATATATAGAGTAGGGGACCTAAAAACCGACACAACGACACATGGGGCAGTCCCATGTGCCTGTGCCTTGGTTTCTTAGAACGGTAACTCTTCGGATGGTGCGCCTGCCTTCTTGGGCTCATTAGAGGACTTCTCAGCCACTTTAATGCTTCCGTCGGTCCAAACTACCTTTCCTCCTCCGATGTAGGCCTTAGAAGCCTTCGCTTCGCGTTCCTCTTTTGTCTGCGACTCGTAGATGGAAGCGTTCTTGCCCCACTGGTTCGTTGCATCGTCTACAGAGATGGTTACGTCAAGGTACTTTCCGTCCTTGATTTTGCTTTTCGTGATCTTGCTCACGTCGATTGATAAACTGATTAATGTACTCATAGTGTTTCTTTTGTGTAATACTGTGTGATGTCCTCCGTTTTATTTGGCCCGAAGAACTTGCGCCATACTTCTACTGCTCTTTGCACTTTCTCTTTTCCTCTGTCCAAGAACTCGTCAGAGCAATCGAATAGTCCTGTCTTGTTGGTTCCCTTTTCTACAGCGATAAAGATAACCGGCTTTCCGAAGATCTGGTTGTAGATGTAGGCCTGCGAGTCATAGTTATACTTCCTTGCAGAATACTTGAACTCCTCGATGTTTGATGTGGTCTTTAGGTCGATGACAAACTCAGATGAGATGATGTCAGCCTTCCCCTTCCAGATCTCGCCCATTACATTGGATATACCCGGCTGCTCGTACATATTGCCGTCCTCGTAGATCATGTCGAAGAAGTCCATACGGCCCTTGACAGACTCGACCATCGAGTCCAGCTCCTCTACCTCCTTAGAGAGAAGTATGATGTCTACACCCTGTGCCTCGCACATCTCTTTGTACTTGTTGGTATTTCGAGACGTCACGTCGCAGATCAGGAAGTCTACCATCTTCTGTGGCTCCAGCATTGCGGTGTGGAAGTAAGAACCCTGTACCATCGGTACAGTCTTCTCCTTGTCCTTGCCGTACGATGACGGGTCCTTTAGAAGTGTGCCGATGTCTGAGTTGGACAGGAACTTCTTACCGAATTGCCCGTAATACTCAGAGTCGCTGTTCAGTCTTGTTAGGATTTCTTGGGTCACGATGCAACCTCCTTGTTAACCTCTGTCCTGATCACGTCCGTGATGTTGTACTTCTTGGACAACTGCTCAAGGATAAACTTCGATCCCTTCTTCTTGTTGGCGTTGACATAGTTCATCACCCTTACCCAGTTCTCATCGCCCAACTCTAGTTCGATGATGATACCCTCTGCACTTGGTGTGGCTTTGGCCGCCTTCTCCTCGTCTGGCATGTCCTCTCCGGCGTAGACGTAAAGACCTAGTCCGTGTAGTCCGATCGCCTTAGTGGTAGACCTTTGGATCGCCTTGTTCACGTCAAATGATGTGACCCTCTCGATTGGAAGGGAAGCATTCTTGGCGTCCATAATCGGTAGGTAATCGATGTGCTCCTGCCCGTCGATGGTGATACCAACCTTGACCCATGCCGTCTTTCCGTCTGTGTGGTAGTTGTTACCGGTCTCAGACTCGTACACCTTTCGTGTCATGTCTGGGCAGATCTTCATTGTCTCTTGCCATGCGTAGGCCCAAGACAGGTAACTTTGATTGCCCTTCTTCTCCGTCATCTTGTTGACGTTGATTGCATTTAATTCTTTAAACTTGCTCATATGTTTCTATTAATTTATTTAAGTACCATTGGGCCTTCTTGAGGTCCTCTATTTTATTCTTATCTTCATACCGCCAGATGTACTTCTGTATGTTACCCTTAAGGTATCCACAGAACTGGTCTTTGCTCATTGATGCCTCTATCGCTTGGATGCACTCGATACCCGATTGGTTATAGTGTGCAGGCTTCTCTACGTTGTCAAAACTCATATGCAAATTTAACCATTAGTTGTCTGATTTCCAAGGACTTTCTGATAATTTTAATCCCCAGTTCAGTGAAATCATTGACATCTGAACCTCGGCAGACTTGGCGTAAAGCCTCATGTACTTCATCAGATAGGCCTTCCCCCACTTGCGCCATTCAGCGTCCTGATCTGGGGTCATGGTCCACTCTTGGAACCAGTTGTCTTTCCTGTCAACGATGTCATTAAATGTCACATCGTGTCCGGCAATCTCAAACATCTTGTTGATCAGTGTCTCAAGTGCGATCTGCCATTTTTCTTCATTACTTAATCTTTTCACCATAGTCTTGTATTTTTTCTATTAGTTGATTCATCTTTACATTTATAAATACTATTATCTCCTCGCATACTATCAGCGGTAGGCTCATCGAACCTAGCCCGAGTACCATTATGATCACGAACCCCTTTCTCATTTCATTTCTTTTAGTTTGTTTACATACGATGGGTCACTTGCGTAAGATCCGTTGATGTTCTTCAAGTAACGGCCCTGTATGTGAGCGTAGCACTTGACGTTGTCCTTGTAGGTGTTGTACTTGGCGTAGGCTCCGTACTGGCCTGCCACGTGCTTGCACCTGTGGAACACAATACCGAACAGGTTCTTGGCCTCACGTCCAACCTTGGACTTGCCTAGGCCTGACTCGATCGTTGCCTGTGCAACCGCTACGTTTGGTAGTAGAACTCCGCTGGCAACCAACTCAGCGGTCAGACCGCTATCGGTCAGTGCCATGTCATTGCTCTCTTCGTTCACTATCACGGAGTGGTACACGTGTCGTATCTTTTCCGGCAGGTTGGCCATGTACACAAAGCCAAGCCCCATCCCCAAGTTCAGCAGAACGCTTGCAAGCATGACTCTCTTCCAGTCGTACCTGAAGCATGTGGTCATGTCGTCGTTAATTACCAGTCTCCTTTTCATACTTATAGTTAAAATAGTCCGTACCAGATACGATCCAAGGCTCATACAGCCCGTCAGTGCACGCTTGAACAATACATTTCTTTTCATCCGCAAGGGATTGCAATAACTGTTCCTTAAGGCTGACAGCCTCCTGCAGTGCTCCCATGTGGAAGTTTGAGTCGTTACTGAGTGTCTGTGCCTGCGAGTGGAATGAGATCCTGCTCTCCACCTGCTGTAATAATTTTTGAATAGGGGTTTTCATATGTCTTCTTTAATATGTTAGTTCTCTGTTCTTGATACTTTGTCGGATCTTGGCCGGCAGATAGTCTGTTCTGAATGATCCTGTTCAACGCCTCGATCTGGTATTTGTATGTCTGTAGTTCTACAAACTTGGTTCCCATGATCCATCCATCGGCCTCGAAGACCGCGTACTCTGAGTCCTTCAACTTCTTGTAGAAGTCTCCGCCCAGCCTAGTGTTCTTGATGATGATCTTTCCGTTATTAAATCTCTCTATCTTGCATCCGTTCTGGATCGTGAATAGTGAGTCGTTGCCGATGAAGAAGGAATTATCCTTGTGTCTCAGCGCTTCGTTCCAAATGTCTTGTAGTGTCATTGATTAGTTTGTTTTCTCTTTTATAAAATAATGGGTTAGTGATCCAACTTTCTGCCACGTTTAGTCCGTGTATCACAGTAGAGTGGTCTCTCCCACCTAGTATTCGGCCGATCTCCTTTAAGTTTAGTTTCATGTCGTATCTAACTAGATACATAAATAAAAACCTAGCAGCGACATACTCTTCTCTCCTGATTGGTGTGTTAAACACATCAAAGT